GACAGACGAACCAGAAGCATCCACGTTCACCACAATGTTAGACCCACCCATTGCGTTGTTTGGAACGATATTGCCTTGCGCTCCAGGGACAAACAACTCAGGCCCACGCTCGCCAACCATGTAGGGACGACCTGCACCAACCGCTCCACCAAGCGCTTTTCCGCTAAACGCATTCGTAAAGTCGCCAGAGTTAAAAGGATTTACGTATTGCTGTATCCCCTCAATGTTCAACCCCGAAGATGCTGTAGATGCCCCGCCGCCACCAAAGAAGCTCAGGCCGATGCCCAGGATCTTCATTTGGATCTGAGCTGCAATCATCCTTGCAGCCATATCAAGGAAGTGATCTGCCGTGCGCTGGAACAGGTTGGCCAACGCCTGCTGAGCACTCATGCTGCCCGTAACGAGACCCTTAAATGACTCGCTAAACGCTCCGCCAAGCGTTTCGGCAAGACCAATCAACTGGTTGGCTGGATTCATCAGATCATTCAGCTGTTCCTGAAGTTTTTTCAGGTACTCATCTAAAACTTCACGATCGCTCTTTGGAGCTAGCGCTTCGTTAATTGCGCCTTCAGCACCCTCTTTTGTCTCCGCCAGCCCGTCTCTTACATCCTTAAGCCTGTTGTATTCCTCTATCTGTTTCTTTATTGCGTCCGTAACCCCATCTACTGCTATTGCTTCTAAAATCACAAGTTCAGTTTTTGCTAGCTGTGCATCTAACGCTTTAAGTTCTTTCTCATACCTACGATCCAGCTCAAGAAGCTGTTTTTTAAGCTCGATAGCTTGTTTGGCAGCGGCAGGGGTGCTTCCGCCTCTGATCAACTCAGCGTATTCCCGTTCAAACGCAACCTTGTCCTTATTCCTGTTGATGATGTCGTCTAGTTGACTGCTTGTTCGGTTAAAGAGTCTGTCGGTGCGTTCCAGTTCTCTATCGGTAGCTGCGACTCTGCGGGCAATAGCTCTTTGTTGTCTTTTAGCCAACCTATCAGCAGCTGTGTTTTGCCTTTCTAGCTCCCGAGTTTTCTGTTTCTGCGCAGCCACCTCAGCTGCGTTAATTTGACTGTTTAAACGAGAAAGAGCAAGCGTTTTTTCACGCTCAATTAAAGTTTTTTCTGCGTCTGTTATACCCTGTTTACGCATTTTTGCTAAATACTCTTCCTGAATAACGTTTTTCCTCGCTTCAACAACCCGCTCATCTAAAAGATTGTTACCCGCTTGTACCGCTTTATTTTGCGCATCGATTAAATAAATCCGCTCTTGAGCCGCTTGACTCGCTTCTATTTGAGCTGTGCGTGACGTAAAATCTGCATTTTCTTGAGCAAGTCTTACAGAGTCAGGAATGCCTGGCTCTCCAGTAGGTGCTCCTAAAGTTTTTAAAATTTCTAAAACTTTTTCCGTACCAGCTAACCCGGGCAGCGCAGTGAATGCAATTTGTTTTGTTCCTTGTAAAAATAAGTTTCCTAAAGGGCTATCTGCAAATTGATCAAATGCAGCTTTTACGCCTAAAATAACCCGAATAAGCCCGGTAAATACAGGCAGAAGCTCGCTTTGAAGAGAAGCAGTAACCTTTTCAATTTCAGATTGAAGTTTTTTAGTTTCATCGTTATATGCAGAAAGTTTTGCAGCGCCGTCAGGACCTAAAACACGGTTAATTTCTTCAAGAGCAATAGCGTATGCATCTGCAAATAAACCCGCTTCTTCGTAAGAATTAATAACGCTCTTTGTTGAATCAGAAACTCTATAACCAGCGTTTTCTAAACCACTAAGAATATCTTGAGTAGAACGTAAACTACCCGCAAGATCTGTAAGCTGTGCTACATAAGTATCTACAGCTCCCCCGAGCACTTGCAGGGCGATGGAAGCGGGGCCAAAGGTTGAGCCGGATATTGCGCCGCCAAGCGCGCCGCCTAGGGCCATCCCCGGCCCACCGCCAAACAGCAGCGGGAAGGCACCGGCAGATACACCGGCTCCGACTCGGCCTACCAGATCCTTCCTTTTCGCAGCAGCAATATTTTCCCTTACGATGTCGGCATCTCTAAACAGCTGCCTAAACATTTCGCTTTTTTCTGCTCTTCCTCCCCCTATAGGAGCTTTTGATGCTCTAGCTGTAGATTTGTCTACGACGCCTTGCAATGCTCTTTCTTCTTTAATAAGTCTGTTTTGGCGGTCTAACTGTTCGTTGAATTCTTTCTGAGCACGTACTAAGGCTCTGACCGCGGTCCTCTCGGCATCTGTGTCCATTGCGGCGTTACGCAGTGCACGTCCTGCTTTTGCTACGGCTTTTGAGTAGTTATTTACATTTTCAATTTTTTTGCCCGAAAAACTTTCATCAAGTTTTTTACCTGTTTTTACTACCCCTGCGTTGACTTTGCCGACCTGCTTTGAGACCTGCTTAAGATCATTCGTTAGCTGCTTAAGCGACTGCGATCCCCGCAGCGCAACCTCAATATCAACTTTGTAAGACACAAGAGGTGCAGCGTCTAATCACACCAGTCTACCGCGCACTCATTGAGCGCGCCCTAGCCCCGGTTTTGGCATTGTGCATCGCCTTTTCTTGTTGCTCGTTGTAGAGGTCGAAGTAAGCGACCCAGCCAACTAGCTCTTCCTGGGTTAGGTGTTTTGTGAGTTGCGCGACTGTCATGCTCAGTTCCTTGGCCAGGAAGAACATGAAATACCAGTCACGCTCAACTTTTCAAGGATGCTTTCGCGTCCTCCACCTTGTTCTCAGCGCCAGAAGAGAGCATCGCAAGCTGAATGTCTTGCAGAACAGCGGCTTCAATGGCATTTTTGAGCACCGCTTTTTCGCCGTCCTGGAACAGGCGTTTGCCGTCTTCGTCCAGCGCCTTTTCAATCATCATGCCAAGAGCAAAATCCGTGGCATCGTCAGAACCGGCTTTTTTCTGGATGGCCTCGCGTTCTGCAATGGTGAGCGGGTGCCAGTAGATCTCAAGCACGGTTTCGTCGCCGTCTTTGACTTCGTACTTATATAGCTGGCTGACGCCGAACTTATTGCGAAGCAGTTCAGAGGCGCGCATAAAGTAGTACCATTTGCCTCAATATACTACACAACTGCTGTGAACTGACAAGAAACAATACCGATAAAGTGCGAGCGATCCTCCAGCTCTAGCGGAGTTGGTCCAGAAATGTCAGAAACGCGAGGCGCAACGCTGAAAGTATCGGTGTAGCTGGAAGCATTTACGGATGTAAGGCCGTCAATTACAGCCTCACTTAAAGATGACAAAACCGACGTTCCAGCGGACTTCGGAACGTAGATGTTGCACTGAATGACGCCGGAGTAGTAATCCTGGGCTGCGCCTTGGTTTTGGATGGTGGAACGGTTGAAGTTCACCGTCATCAGGATGTATTTCTTGGTTTTGCCGGGTGTGGTGTAACGAACGTTGTCGTAGACCATCAGCACTGTGTCATCAGCATCTTCAACAGCGTCAGTGACTGCTTTTTCGAAGGCCGCGCGGGCGTTTACGAGGGTCATGACTTAAAGCTTGGTGTAAAGACCAAATACGCTGCTATTAGACCCGGTTCTTACAAAAATGCGGCCAGGCCGTTTGTCGCCGAAGGTCTCCTGAACCAGTGAGCGCATTTCACCTTGAACAAAGTTTGCCACTTTTGGTGATTCAAGGGCAAACCCCGCATATTCAGCGGTGTTGCCGATATAAACCGTGGGTTGGCGCTTGTAATTGAATTCTGGAATACCAAAGCGCGGCTTTATCTGGCTGCCGACAGGCTTTTTACTCGTATGAACCCGCTGGTTTCTATTGGAGTCTCTGGTCTTGTAAATGATTGACCATGGAGCAAAGTCTTGGCGTTTGTCCTGGGCACGAATCTTTTGCGTTGATGCTTTCCAGCTAGACGCGAAAAATCCTGTATCAACCGGGCTATGTTCCTCAGTGCTTAGCCCTTCGACAGTTCGCTTAATAAGAGCGTTGTAATCGCGATTGATTTGACGTTCCACGTCGGTAACGATCTGGCCGATCCCTTTCTTCTTTTTGGCCATCAGAACCTCACCTGAATAGTAAAGAAGTATTCCTGGTCGCCTTTAAAGGTGCGGATGTCTGTGATTTGAGCAATACGGTTAGACCCCGCGTACTTAAGAGTAATGGTGTCTTCAAATGTCGGCTGGTTGTCTCCGATCAGATCTGGGGTGATGTAGAGCTTGGCTTTGCGCTCTTCGCGTCCTTCCTCCTCTTCAGAATCAACAAACTCGATTGGAACGTCAAAAGAGTAGTCCGTGTCAGTCGTCGTTAGCGCTCCGGTGCTGGTGTTATACGTCGGAGATGCTTTGCGGGTGTACGTAATCGTGTGGTCGAACGCCTTTCCTAGATCGGCAACGACCTGTTTAGCAACGTTTTTGAAGAGAGTGTCTAGTGCGCCTGGCATATCAACCTCTCACAACGCGGATAGAATACGAGCCACTGCCGCCCAGACAATAAGCGCCGAGATAAGACTGAAGCCAAG